TTTTTGAAAACTAAATCAAAATCATTGATAAATTGTGTCATAATAAACCTCCTGTGTTTAATGGTTGCCTAAGCTAACCGTTGTTATAAATAATTTGAGACCTACCGTATCTCATTAATATATATTAGTTGTAACTAAAACATGATCCGTGATGTATAATTCTAAAAACACGCATATACCTTGTTACTTTATCTTCTTTAAAAATTTTCTCTAATTTATGATCGCGAGACATAACATATCCAGATTCTATAAATTTTCGTATTACTTTTCTAATAGCACTTAAACTATCAGATTCAATCATAATACGTTTATCATCAATTAATATATCTACAAGATGATAATTCTCCGGAATTGCATTTTTTGTTAAATCAATTTCATTTGAATCTTCTTCTCTATTAATCAATGATTCTTTAATATTATTAAAGAATTGTTTTAAATTAAGAGTTCCGGATTGTATATTTTTTTCAGCTTCATATAATTCAAAAAAATATGTTAATTGATCAATTGGAGATAGCGTTATAAAATAATTAAATTCCGCATCTTTAATTTTGATATGTTCTAACGTTCTTTTCATTATTAACAGCTTTTTTTATTTCAAATATTTCGATTGCATTCTTAATAGATATATTTTTAACTGTCGACACTTTAATTTGTGCTTCAAATAAATCTATAGCGTATACGCGACCTATTATTTCTTTTTTTGAATCTGTTCTATATGAGTATGTATAAGTATTCATCTTCTATTATAAATATAATCCTAACTCATATTTTCTTATAAGAGCTTTGGTTGTTATGCTAATTGTTTCATCTAAACGATCTATTTCGTTTTTATTTAAAAAAAATGTATATGATTTAATATCAACAGGGAATTTTTGTTCAATAGGAGCTTTATAACTATTATTGAGTTGTTTTTTCATATACCTGCTAATACTTATTAAATCTTTATACTTCATTTTAATATTAGTATTTGCTATATATAAAATACCTACTGGTTGATCAAATAATGATTCTTTCATATTATGTTGAGATAATCTAGGATTAATTTCAAAATCTATATCTGCCCACGTGTCTCCCATTCTTTCTCTCATTTTTTTAGATATACCCCAAGGGTGATTAATACTGTTTGTCATTTTTTTATTATGTTTTATAAATTGTTACTGTATATACATCGTTTGAATAATTATTTCTTACCGTTACATATCGATATTTTTCAATTAACATGTCCATTATTAATCCAGGATGTACATAAAAAAATCCGTCTGCTATTTCATTGCCAATTGGAGATAATAAATTAAATGAAACGCAATTATTAGATAATTCGTACATTTTATCAACGTCATTAAATAGTTGCCGTAAATCTTCATCTTCTGATTCATGTCGCCTTATAGTAAAAAACCCACATGCAACAACCCAATCTGCGGGAGTTAAATCAACAACACCAAATTGTCCTAGATTTATATCTATATTATATTTTTGTTTTGATAATGTCGACATATTTGGATTATGGTCTAAACCTTGATATGATATAATGTTATTATATGTTTCATGTAAATATCCATATAAATCCGATCGGCCGCAACCAATATCTAATATAGTATAAATCTCAGGATTATATCCTACTAATAAATTTTGAAATATATATTGCTGTTCAGATGTACTATTATATCCGACACAGTGCGGACTATATATCATATAATCGTCATCAGTAGGTTTTAAATTATCATATTTATTTATATCTTCATTACCAGAAATAATTTTAGTTAATTTCTGCTCGATATCACTTACAGATTTCATAATTATGTTTTAAATTCTGGTAATAAATTATGTTCAACTAAATGTTTATATGGAATAGTAGTAGTAATTTCTCCAGTCCCACATAAGTTTCTAGTTAGAGTACGATTAATATAAATATTATTATTATTAGATGTATTTAACATTGTAATAACGCTTCGATTTTCTAACATTACATCATACATAGTTTGCTTTCTAATAGAAAATTGATCTAATACTACTCCTACATGATTTACATTATCTTTAGTTACTATAACGGTTGTTCCTGCTTTATATGACATTATTCTATGATTTTAATGATTCTACTTGAATTAACGGCTTTTACTTCAAAATCCATTGTTTCTCCTTTAAAATCGTTAATAACTTTAGCTTCTGCTTCTGTTACAGATAATGCTTCTACTAAATATATTTCTGTTGCACTTTTTTCTTTAGTGCCTTTTGATGTGTCAATTAATTGTGTTAATTGCACTTTTGCTGTGTAATATGACATTTGATTAAATTTTATAACTTATTTATATATTAATAATATATGAAAATTCATTACATTTCCAAAAATTTATTGTAATTATTTTTCTAAAAACTTTTGAAGTCTTTTTTGATTTTTATGAAATTCATATGATCTGCGTATTTGAAAATCTGTTAAATTAAAATTCAATTGTAATACATCTAATATATCTGCAATTAATCTTTCTTGATCTAATCTATTTTTTGATTTTTGATCCATTTGGCTAATAACACGTTTCAATTGATATAAAAATTCTCTAGGAACTCGCTGTAATATACGAGAGGTATTTATATGTAAATCTATGTCCTTAGGTCGTTTTTTTTTATCTTTTTTTTCTAGTATTAATTGTTTTGCAATTTTTACAGATTCATTAATAATATCTTTAAAATTAATAACCGATTCCATTGGAGGACCTTCAATTTCTGGTGGAGCTCCGGGTGGTTCTGCTCCGACTGGTGGAGCTCCGGGTGGTTCTGCTCCGACTGCCATATCTCCTCCTGCTGCAGCTTCCGTACCACCCGCACCAGGTGGTTCACCCCCCATTCCTTTTACACTAGATAATGATAATTGTAATTCTATGGTATAATCTGTATCACTACCATATCCTCCTGATGGCACAATTTTTATAATTTTATCTCTTAATAATTGAAATAATATTCCTGCATTACATTCTAATTGAGTTCCACTTCTAGCTAAAAATTCTCGTATTCCTATATCAGTAATACTATATATAACTCCTAATTGTTTAGCGTTATAAGTATCAAATTTTCCTAAGAATTTTTGTTCATCAGGAGAAAATGTTGAATCTGTGTCATCTTCAGTTGGGGTTTCTGGCTCTTCTTGCTCAACAATAATTTGCCGTAATGTTTTATATACAATATGTTCATTAATTGGTTTCATATTTTATTTTTTAGTTTCTGCTAATTGAGTAGAACGATATTTGCTAGCTAATTTTCTAATTTCATTAATAGATTTTCTAGCTCTTACAGCTGCAGCTTTAACGCCTTTTTCTGTAAAACGATCGTGATTTTCTTGGAAAGCTGTCCAATGTTCTTCCATAGTTTTATAAATTTCTTTTGAGGTCATAACATCCTTTTTTAATAATTATTTAGAAAAATAAAAACGATCCATAAATACGTCTATATTTTCATCTTTTAATTTTAATATTTCTTGATTAGTAAGTTCTACATGTACATTATTTTCATCCATGTATATTTTTAATATGTGATCAATATTAACATAATCTACAATTATTGTATCATTTTTAATAATATGTAATTTTATAAATTTATTCATTTAAGGTTTACCTTGTGCAGCTTGCCATCTATATGAACCTTTAGCATCAGAATCAAATATTTTTACGTTCACAAAACTACTGAAATCATCTCTATTTCTTTTAAAATTTTTATGCATAAAGTCTAATATATCATTATTTTCTTTTTCAATTAAATACATAGCTAGTGATTCATTTGTATGCATGAGATTAATATAACTATATTTGCTAGTAGATCTATAATTATAATACCAAGTCTTTACTGGATTCGTTTCTCGTTTCCATAAGTCTTGCAAGATCTCAAATTCATCTCGAGCTATATTAGATGATCCGGGTGATGCAAAATTCCATTCTCTCCCAAATAATCGGGTATTAACAATATTTTCCCACATAATATCTAACTTGCCATAGTTTGCAGGATTTTCTGACATTTTTGTATACCAATAATCTTTTACAGATTTTTGCATTCCTTTATATTCACTAACAACAGCTCCACGACCTGATTTATACGCCATAGCTGTTTCTTTAGATGTTGATTTTTTATTAATAATTTCGACAAATTTGTCTTTTAATCCAGATGATTTAGTAAAATAATCTCGTGCAGGCCTTCCACCAATTTTAGTATCAGCTTTAATATTTCCTTCAGCTGCTTTCTCAAGTACTTTTTCCATTACTTTTAAAGCTTTGCCACTATGTTGTTTATACATTCCTGCAGATATTCTTTTTCGAAGCCATTTTAATAATCCCCTAGCTACTACTATTTTAGTTAAACCAACTAAAACCATCAATCCGATAAAAGTTCCAATTAGTTCATTAATTGGTTTTTTATTAGTTGATTGTGGTATTAATAAATCTTTTAACTTATACATATGGGTTCCTACATCTGATTTAATTCTTTCATAGCCTGGTCATGCGGTAAACTTTTTATTAACAATACATCTTGTTTATATAATTCGGTTTGATATTTAGCAGGAACAGGGTCTCCTGGCTCCCATCCACTCTCTAAACATTTTCCTAATAATAAATTATCTCCCTTAGACCCGTCAGATAAAAACCATGATTGTACGTCTTTCCACTCAACACCATGTGATTTCCATCCTTTAGCTTCTGCTAATGCATCATAAAATGCTATAACAGTTGCGTATTGAGCTAATGTTATTGCAATTTGTCCAACTTTTGATCCAGATATTTTTCCTAGTTTAGCTAATATTTTGGTACGTGCTGATGTAGAACCTGCTTTACTTGATTTAAGTCCATTTTCAATAGTTTCTAAAATTGGTTTTGAATATCTTCCCGAATTTTCTACTGCATGATTAATAATTTTTAATTCTCTTATAGTTAATTTTCCACTTCTACTTGTTAATTTTTTTATTAAAACCGAAGCTTCTGTTTTAGTCCATCTGAAACCCCAACTTAAACCTGGGCCTATATAAGGTACCATTTCTAATACTATACATAACCCGGTCATGTATTTATTGTCTTCTAAGTAATACATAGCAGCATCTACTAATCCAATGGCAACAGCAACTTCAGTATATCCAGTAAATGCACCTACAATTCCTCCTACTATTGCTATTTCATGTCTATATTTATGAACTGTTGGCCAAGTTTTTTTAATTATTTCCGCAGCTGTCATAGAGTCAAGTCTTTCACCGCGTCTTGGAACCCATATATCGCCATTAGTATCACATTTAAATGGTGTATGCATAGTACATACTTTATCAAATAAGTTTCTGGTTCTCTTTTCATATCCTATATACTCTGCAGATGTTTTACTAGGATCTCCTTGATAATCTTGTAAAAAATTCAAATATTCTTCAACACTAGTTGATTTGGCATCGCCAGTAAGAAATTTGTATAATGGATCTAATTCTTCTGTTGTAGGTGCATTAGCAGGTTTTAACCACTCATATTCAGGCTGAAAGTAATCCCCAGTCCCACCCATTGCTTTTGTTTGTCGTTCGGAATCACCGCCTTTTCCTGTACGATCTGAGGGTAAAGGCATGATACTGGGATCAATTGGTTTTTTATAATACTGTTCTGATAATATGTCTTTTAATTTTTTCATAATTACGCAGTTAATTTATTTACTATATCATCAAACTCATCCAAGCCTGTTTCTTGTTGAAATGAGTCACTATCCCAATATATGTTGTCTGCAGTTGTATCTGGATCGTCAGTTTCAAATTGAAATTTATAATCTTTATTGCCAACTCTACAACGACATTCTATTGTTGCTTTAACAAAATTATCGCCTTCTTCTTCTAATTGATTTTTTATATCATCCCTAAAATCATCATATGTCGTTGTGTCAGTCGGAGATGTGATTGTGGTATTACCAATATTTGCAACATCAACATAAATTTCAAATTCTGGTTTTGTTTCTGAAGTCATTGTTATTCTTATTCTAGCAATTTTATTTTGAGGATGGCTACTTATTTCACTAGCTATACCATTCCAAAAATCTTGATTAGTTATATCATAACTTGGGTATAGTCTTTTATTTTTTTCAAACTCTTTAATATCTTCTGCAGTTACTTCTACATTATCATAGCGTTCCGGTTCACGTGAACCATCTTTATATCTCTTTTCAAATCTCAGATCATATTTACCGGGTAGTGGCGTTGGAAACTCATTAAGCTGTTCTGATAAATTACGATCTATTTTACGTAATTTTTTATCTATTCTAGCCATACCTTGTTCTAATAATATATTTTTTAGTCGTATCATTGCTTGAAACCTTTTCCGATTATTGGTATTTTTGAAATAGCTAAAAAAACTGCAGTTTTTTGGTTTTCATCTAATCCAATTTTATTTAATTCTGTGTCTAACATATTATATGTTTGTTCTGGATCTATTATTTGTGATTCAATTGGAGCTGTTTCAGGAACTACATCTTGCTCATTAATATAATTACTAGTTTGTATATTATATTTTTTTTTAAGTTGATTTAATTTTTTCATAATATTACCAATTTATATATAAATATAACTTATGTTAAAAGGATAGTATAATAATTAATCAGGTTTTTTCATACCTATTAGTGGAACAGGATTTCTGTCTTTACCCTTTACATATTTATTCTTATAGTATTCCCAATGAATATGATTGGTCATTCTTCGGCCGTTTTTCTTGGGTGGATAACATCGATTTTCTAAATCTTGCATGATCGCAAAAGCATCTCCCTTTTTTATTTGTTGTCCTACTTTATATCCAGAAGCTAACTTAACATAAAAGAGTCTAAATACATATCCTGAATATTCGCCTGTACCCTCTAATGTTACACCTTTTAAATAGTAGCATTTATTTGGATATATTCCGTATACTCTTTTTATTTTACAATCCATTGGTGAAAATACCGGGTCTCCTGCTTTAGATTTAATATCTAAGCCCCTGTGAGGTCTTGTAGATCCGTCACTGTTTTTTCTTGAGGCGTGCCAATGGCCATGGCCAAATGCATCATGACCTCTTGGTTCATAGCCATTTCCTGTTGCTGATATAGGTCCGAACCAATTATCGCCTAGTTTTATTCCTGTCTTTCCCCCTTGTTTTTTGCCTTTATTCTTTTTATCTTCTTTCTTTTTATCTTCTAATTCTTTCTCTTTATCTTTCTTCTCTTGTTCTTTCTTCTTTTTCTCTTCGTCTTCTTTACGCCATATGTCACGCTGGTTCTCACGTTCTCTCTTTATTTCGTCTTCTTTCTCTCTTTGCTTTTGTATTTCTTTTTCAAGTCTTTCTTTTTCGAGTCTGTCGGCTTCTTCTTTTTCCAGTTCTAGTTTTTTTCTTTTAGCTTCTATATCTTTTAACTCTTGCTCCTTTTTCTTTAACTCTTCTTTCTCCTTTTGAATTTTAGCTTGTTTTTCCGCTTCGATTTCAGCATCAGATTTATATCTAGTATCTTTAGCTGTACTAGATTTTTCACCCCATTGTTCTAATAATAATGATTTTAAGCGTATCATATACAAATTATTTAGTTATTTTAATATCATCTAATTGAACAATTCTAAAATCTGGAGGATCATTATATTTTGGAGATTTATAAGCACCATATTTTTTACCAGCCATTCTGGTACCAGTATTAAATATACCTGGAGATAATGGAGTTCCATTATACCATGCAATTGTCATTTTATCTCCCACTTTTATAATTTCTTCTTTATCTAGATTTTGAATACTAATTACTTTTACCCAATACCACGACATATCTACAACTCTTGGGTTGTTTTTTGCGTAATCAGAAGTTACTTTCAATTCAACTAATGTATGATCGGATAATCTACCTTCAATTATATCTCCAGGTTGTAAATTTTCATATCCAATTTGTCCATCATCATGTCTAGCTGGTAAATTAATTGGTTTTCCAGTATCAGGATGTATTGAATAATCAATTTCTTGCTCATTAAGATTCTTGGTTTTGAATCTTCTCATATTTTCTCGTAGTATATTCATGATAGTACCTTTATATATTATATAAATATATGTATAATCAATTCCATTTCTTTTTATATTTAGTTCTTTGATCTATTAAAACATATTCTATTGTGTCATGCTTTCCGCAGTGAGGACAATTTAAATGTTCTATGTTTTCAGCTTCATTAATTTTCCATTCTCCC